GGTGGTCGTCTGCAGCAACGGACCGGAACCAGACGCCCCACCGGTGCCACCGTCTGTACCGTCGCCGTCTTCCTCCAGAGCCTCGATTTCCTCTTCGGCTTCACGGATCCGCAGTTGCAGATCTGCGATAGTCCCTTCTGTGCTCAGCTCACGGCCCAGCACCTTACCCAGCTCGTCCAACTTGGTGATCAACTCGTCTTTATTAGCCATTGTGTTCTCTCTCTAAAACAGGGGAAAAGGGGCCGTAGCCCCTGCCTGATTAATCGGCGTTATGCGATTGTGATGACAACGAAATTGTCAGGCTCTGGCAGCACCATGAGCGGGGCGGATTGAGTCATCGTGTATTCGCTGCTCACGTCGCCTTTTGTGATCCAGTTTTTCGGATAACGTTTAGCGACGGTGATCCCTTCTGCGACAAATTCCGCATCATGGATCATGCCGTAACAGCGGATACCATCAGCCAACGTATTCCCCAGCACAATGGTGTTATCCGGCATATAGCGCGCTGTTTTGCCGTCCTCTTTCGCGTATTGGCCTTTTGTCACAACAATAGCCAGGTCGCCGTAATAGCCCTTGAAGGAGACAATGGCCCCCAGGTCTTTCAACGCCGTTTCCAGCTGAGAATTAGACCCGCGACGGGTATCCATCTTTTCACGGAACAACTTGAACCCGTTCAAGACGCGCCAGGACAACCCGTCCATCACGGCAATATTGATGGCGCCGTTACTTTGGTCAGCGTACATATCCAGATCAAACGTTGGGTCAAAGGTGTCCTGGTCCTGTTTTGACCAGGCCGCCGCGCCGCTCTGAATAATGTTGTTTGCAGGGTTCCGACCAAAATCGACTTCAACTTTCTCGAATTGCTCCCCCTCCATCAGATATTTACCCTTTAATACCGCCTGAACAGCCTGCATTTCTTCAACCTGAACAATGGATTCCTCTTCCTGTTTCAGATTCTGCGCAATAACACGTTCACGCCTGTACGCCGGATCCGCCAACATTGCAGGGTCCTCGCCCGGCAAACGGTCAACGACCATATCCGGTGTAACCTGGTGTTTCGGTTTGACATACCCGGGCTTTAGCGTGCGTGTCATCCCCCCCAAATTACGTAAAACCTTGCCCTCTACCTGAGGAGAAACGTACATGGCTATCGGCGCCCGACCGGTAATTTTGTCCAGCATCACCTCTTTGGTATCGAAAGTGATTTCACGCTTAAAAAACAGATTCAGGAACAACGCATTAAACTTGAGTTTGTCCTGGGTTACGCCAATCAGTTGACGCGTGGTAAACAGGCCCATAGGCCCTCCTTCTGGTAATAAAAAGGCCGCCAATTGGCAGCCTTTAGTTATGAGGGGGAAACCGTCTTAAGCAACGCTGATGGCGGTACCGATAAAAGCATTTTGTTTTAACTGATCGGTCACACCGTCAGGCCAGGCGATAGCCTCAATAGCAAACGTCCCCGACTTGTAATAGGTCAGCAAGGGTGCGATACCATCATGTGCTAGCGCCAACACGGCGACAGCCGCTCCTGCCGCTGCGCCATCCCAGGCCACCAGTAAACCGCCTTCGGCCGCAAGCATCAGAGGCGTCAGTGCCAGAGTTGCCTTGGTCAGCCCACTGCTGGCCTTTGCGGTGTGTGCCGTATCGCTGCCGGCAAAAACTCGATGATCATTACGCTGTTCTACGGTCATGCATTTTCCCCTTGCGTTAAGAATGACGCTAAACGCGATACCCCGTCTTGCGCCTTGTTTTCACCGCTCCCCTGGCCCAGCGCTTCGGGAGAATCAGCCATCAGGCGATCAAGTCCCGTTTCAGTCCGGGCCTGAGCGCTTTCCGGCATACTGGCAAGAATGCGCTGGGCATTTTCTACGGTCATGCCTGGCGTAGCTGCCAGGGCACGCGCAGAGACGCCCCGGCCTTTGGCCTCATCACAATCTAAAATCCCCATGATGCGGGCATTTTCGGCCTGAATGGCATCATTAACGGCCGCTGTTACACTTCCTGCGGGCTGAGCCGCTGCCGGATCCGCTGCCGTTTGTGCTGTGGCCACTTCCGACCCTGTTGGCGTATCCGCTACGGTTTGGGTTTGATTTACTGACATTTGGCCTCCTATAGACCGGGTTACTTTTGAGTGACTGATAGCCTCACGCATGACCGCTAACGCATCGGTGTTGATAACCAGCTCATCAGACAGACCTGCGTCTATCGATTCCTGGCCGGTATACACGGCCGCTTCGGTATCGAGCACCGCCTGAACGGAAATACCGGTATAGCCCGATACTTTTTCCGCAAAGGATTGCCGGATCGCGTTCATTTTTGCCTGAAATGTTGCCCGGACCTCCTTTGGCAAGGCTTCCCAGGGATTCCCGTCCACCTTGTGAGCACCGGCAAAAATCAGGGTGATATCGACGCCGGCTTGCTCCAGATTGCCGGCGTAATTACTGTGGGCCATCAGCACCCCGATAGAGCCGGCTTTGGCCGTTTGCGTGACCAGGCGCCGAGAGCACGCGCTGGCCAGCAACTGACCGGCGCTGCAGTTCATATCGTTGGCCAATGACCAGATCGGCTTTTGACTACGCAGACGGGCGATAATATCGGCCGCATCAAATCCGCCGGCGACCATCCCTCCCGGGGTGTCCATATCGAGTAAAATCCCGTCAACGTCGGGATCGTTAATTGCCGCTGTTACCCTGGAAACAATCCCGTTGTAGCCGGTCATGCCAGAATACGGACGCAAAGCGGCGGACTTGCTGACCAACGTCCCCGATATCGGGACAATGGCGATCCGACCCTGGATGTCATAGCCGTTATCCGAGACAGTCATTCGTCCGGGACCATAGGACGCGGCTAATTCGGTCATTTGCGGCGGTGATAAGACCGTGTTTGTTGTGCCATCAATCAGGCGCCCCGCGCCCAGCTCGTTACCCAACGCGCAAAAGAAAACCCGCGCGTAGGCGGGTTCTAATAAAAGCGGCTCATTGAGTGCCATACTGGCGATATGGGGCAAGTTACGCGCTTGATCCACGCTGACCTCCCTCGTTTTGTGTAGAATTCTGCAGCTGAGCCTGGAAAGCTGCAGCCACCCACGCAGGCTGTGTTAAGCCGGCTGCCTTGCGTTCTTCTGCCTCCCGAACCTGCTGGCGGAAAATCTCCTGATAGTCTTCGCCCAGCTTGCCGCATTCCTTTTCAAAGGTACTTAAGCCCGCCTCTATCAGCATGACGGACTCCTGCACTTCTTTCAGGCCATCAATGGCCATGCGGCCGGCGCCGATCCATTCTGAATTACTCCAGGCACATCGCGCCTCACTGAATGAGAAACGGGCGCGGGATGGCATTTTTACCACCCCACGGATCAATGCTTCTTCCAGCCAACAGGAAAACATCATGCTCGCCTGGCGTGACGCAATAAACTTGCGGCGACCAAGGAAGTAACGCCAGGATTCATTAGCCGATGCCCGGGCACTGGAGTAACTCACCTGCGAATAATCGCGGGAAAGCTGCTCATAGGACACACCCAGACCGGCAGCGATATATCTCAGCAGCGACTGTTCAAAGACTGAATAGCCGTTATCCGCGTTCTGCGCGGTTTTCAGTTCCAGTTTGTCCCCTGGGAACAGGTGCGGAACTTTGGCGCCGCCAAACTTCACTTGCGCGGCCTGGTAATAAATCAGGTATTGCTCCAGGAATTTATTCATCGGGGGTTCCTGGCCTTTCACGTTCCCTGCCCCCAGGATGTAATCAAACGCCTTTTCTGTATCCAGCTCCGACTCAATGGTTGCGGCATACATCGCCTTAACAATCGCACTCTGCAGCTGCGTATTCTGTAGCGTATCAAGCATCTTCATTTGCTCCATCACGCTGTAGAACCGATTGGCCCCACGCGTCTGGCCATCCTCCAGGGGTTCAAAAATGTGGATCATCGCCGGCCGACCATTTGCCAGCTCACGGGGCACGTAGGAAACGCGGCGGGTGCCCCAGCTCGGATAGCTGTCATCCACCACGTTGTAACCAATGGCGGCACCATATTTGTCCAGCGAAACACCGGCGCGCTGCGTTTTGCTGTCGAGCACTCCGGGCGCGTTTCGGATACGTTTGGGGCTGACCATTTTAAACTGGGTGCGAAACAGCCGATGCGGGGCACGATCCCAGCACGGCTGGGTAAAGACTTCCCCGTTAAACGCGTGCATGGCCACGCCTTCACGGATCATCATCGTAAAGGTTCGTTTGCGCTCCACGTCCAGGCAACAATCAGGGTCCTCTGCGTACTCTCGCCAGGCCGCCTCTATCTCGTCAGAAAACGCCCGGGATTCTTCCTCGGCGATACCGAGATATCGCCAGTTTGGCCGATAGCTAAGACGAAAGAATGAGCCGACGATATGGTCCTGGTGCAACTGCACGCCATTGGCTGCGTAGCCGTTATTTCGCACCAGGTCATCAGCCCGGGCATTACCCCGTTCAAATTGCGGCAGTAATGCGGCGTCTACACTTTGAGAAGAGGGTTGCCAGCCGGCAATTTGGCCACCAAAGCCCGCGCCGCCACCGGTATAACCGGCATACTCACGCAGCGGCGTCGCGCCATCCGGGCCGAGTAAAGTTAGATTTTTAGTCATACCCCGAACCCCACAGGGCCACGGCGCCGACTGGCTAACCCCAGTTGAACCTCTAAATCAGAGATATAGGCGCGCAGCTCGTTTAACGTGGCGGAGGTGAATGTCACGGCGCGCCCGTCTTTTTGAATCGATGCAACACGTTTGCCCGTCAGCAGTTCGTGCAAGGCTTTTCGGGCTTCTTCCAATTGTGCCAGTGTCGCCACGTTATCCTCCCAATTGAGCCGCCA